AGCACGCGCTCCATCAGGCCGCTTCCTCGATCGAAAACGAAATACTGTCGACCAGGCCGCCCAGCGCATAGCTCCACGACTGGCTGTCACCATCGATCAGGCCTTCGACCTGAGGGCGCGCCAGATGCACCTTGGCCCCATTGGCAAAGGGCACGCGCAACATTGGTTCGATCCCCAGTGTGATCAGGCCGGTTGACGACGCCACCGCATGCGCCCGCACATTGTGCAGATAGTGCTGGCCGTCGGCGTCCTCGATGCTCAGCCAGTACCCTTTCTTCACCGCATGGTGCGGCGTGAGACCGCGCAGGGCGAGGGTCAGCCCCGTCTGGTTCGCGCCGTTGACGACGGGATCGCCAGGATAGCCCTGATCCTCATATTGCAGGGGAAAGAATATCCGGCCACCTTCGCGCTTGGCGGCGATCAGGTCGGATATGATCTCCCGCCCCTCGCGGGTCTGCGTCACGGGGAGCGTCACGTCGATGCGATACCGGCTTCCCAGCCGTTCGACCTTCTGCAGCGCCGCGCCAGTGGCGGGACGCAGCACGCCACCGAAATCCAGCAGAACGGCGGTGGCTGCCGCAATCTTCAGGTCCGCGCCGAAATCGATCATGGGATGCGCCACCGCGATGCACGCTGCTGCTGCCGAACCGCGCCCGCCGTGCCGCCAGCCGCGCCGCGCATGGTCGACACGTCGCCGATCGCGTTCATCTGCGCGACCAGGTCGGCCGTCATCACTGCGCCCCGCAGGTCGAAATAGGCCCGCCCGCGCCGGCCATTGTCGTTCGATGCGTTTGGATGAATGTAGCCCGATCGCGACGCGGTGAAGAGTTCCGGGCCGCGCTCGCCCACGACATAGGTGTGTCCCGCCGTCACCGGGCCGCCAAAGGCGCGAAAGCCGGAAATCGGGTTGAAATCCTTGAACCCCGATTTCAGCGATGATCCGAACAGCCCCTGCTGGCTCAATGCGCCGAATGCATTGAACGCCCCGGCCAGAATGTCCAGAAAGCCGCCATTCTTCACGGCGGATGCGAAATTGCTCAGGGCGTTCAGGCTGTTGTTGACCAGCGTCGCCATGCTTTCCGACGCCGCTTTCTGCGTTTCTTCGAACTTGCGGGCGATGGCGTCCAGGCCATTGTCTACCGACCGGCCCACGGCGCTGAAATCGATCGGCGTGCTGGCGTCTTCGCGCAGTTCCGCCAGCCATTCATAATAGGCTTCCGCACTGTAATCCGGCCCGGCCTTCTTCGTCTTCGGCGATTTCGTCGATCCGCTTTTCGCGGACGATGACGTGGGACGTGGAACGCCCTTGCTTACGGCGCTCTGGGCGGCCTTGTAGTCGGCCAGCGGATCTCCGCGCATGATCTTCGCCAACGCCAACCGGGCATCAGACTGCCCGGCCTTCGCCAGATAATTGCCGCGCACATTCGTCGCGCTGAACAGGCCATAATCGCCTAATGGCCCCTTCTTTCCGAGGAGGCCCTTTTCCAATTGGCCGGTGATCAGATCGAAATCACGTGCACCATCAGCAAAAAAGTTGCGGATCACCTCACCCAGGCTGGACGCTTTGAGGCCTAACGCATCGAAAACAGCGTTGCCAGCGTCGAAAAGCGGATCAAACACATCGGCCAGGCCTTCGATCGTGCCCCTCACCGATATACCGAACGATTCCGCGCTCGCTGCCAGGGCGCTGAAATCCTGCGCGCCGAACAGTGCGAAGTTGGCGATCGCCTTTGAAAATTCGCCGCCCCGGTCAAACGCCCCGAAAACCTCGATGGCTGCATTCTCGATTTGGCCCATGGCATCGCCGAACGAAACCGGAAGCTGTTTGAACTCGGCATCAATGCCGGCTGTGTACTTCTTATCCGTCAGTGCCTTTAGCAGCCGATCCGAAGTCAACTCCCCCTCTTCAGCCATCTTCCGCAGAGCCCCGACTGGCACCCCCAGGCTGTCCGCCAGCAGCCGGGAAATACGCGGCGACGCCTCCATGATGCTGTTGAACTCGTCTCCGCGCAGCGCCCCGGATGCAAGGGCCTGGCTGAACTGCAGGGTTGCCGACGATGCTTCTTCCGAGGTTGCGCCGCCGATCTTGAGCGCAGAGGAAAAGGTTTGCGTTGCGCGCGCGGCGTCCGCCTGCGATCCCCCAACGTCTTTCACAGCACGAAGGAAAGTCCCGTACAGCTTCGATGTTTCCGTCAGCCCGGAACGGGTGTCGGTGGCGATGCGCTCCACGTCCCGCTGCGCCTGTCCAAACCGGCCGAATTCCGCCGTTGCAAGCTTGATCTGTGCCGTCATTTTTGCCGATCGGTCAGCAAGGTCCAGATAGGCCTTCGCTGCGGCACCCACGGAAACCACACCAAGCGAGACCCCCAACCCCCGGATGGCATTGCGCACAGTATTGGCGGCAGTCTCCATAGATTTTGCCGCAGTGCTGAACTGCTTGGTGCTTTGCGACGCGCGCTTGATCCCGTTCGTGAATTCGGCACTGTCCAGGCCGAGCGTGACGCGCAACGCTCCAATTACCGCACGAGCCATCCCAAATCACTCCAACGCCAAAAGGGCCACCGGATCGCTCCGGCCGCCTGCCTATTCTCTACAATCACGTACTATGCCGCCCACCCCGACTTGCGGTATCTTGGCGGCAACACTTGCCTTACATCCCCGGTCAAGTGATGCTTCACATACTGGTCGGAGAGCTCCCGCGTGAAAAAGTGTACCCAATGTGCTGAAAAAATTCAGGATGAGGCCAAGATTTGTCGCTTTTGTGGAGCGTCACAGCCGCCGAGCTCACCAAATGGCGCAGGCAAGTTCATCGGATTTCTAGTCCTGATCATCCTGGCCATCGCCGGATTACGCGCAATTCTAGGATGGCAAGAGAAGCCAACCGCGAAACTGGTGAAAACGGCCGCCACTGAGCCGTCCGAGCCAACGCCACATATGATAGAAACACTTGCTATGCGAAACCTTGGGGCAGCACTGCGCGATCCGAATTCAATAGAAACTCGGGATGTCATCGTGAGATCATCTTACGTCTGCGGTGAAGTGAATTCCAAAAACGGCTTCGGTGGCATGACCGGCTTCCAGCCCTTTATTGCTGGAGCCTCGAAGTCCATGCCGGTTGCAATCTCAGGCGATAACATGTCACGCGAAGAGTTCCGAACTGCTTGGCAACAGCTTTGTCGTTAAACCAGCCGCGTAATCTTCACACCCTTGGCGCGGCCGAGCCGCTCCAGCACCTGCATCGCACCCGCCGCCGGCGTTTCATTCCGCCGAAGATAGTGACCAAGCGGCTTCAGCATCTTTTGGCGCGCCATCAATTCCGTCTGGTGCGCCAGCACCAGTATGCGTTCCTGATGCCCCCGCGATCGGCCGATCAGCGCATTGCGGTACGATCGCGGCGTCTGCTTCCAGAACAACGCGGGGTCTAGTCCCTCCGCCGCCCAGTCTTTTTGGAGCTGGTCCCAGCTCCATGGGACGGCGGCGGTGGAGGGTTTGGTTCACCGCCAGTCTCACGCTGAAACGCGCCCTCTACCGCCCTGCCCAACGCATCCGCCAGCGCGGTCGCATCATCGCTCAACAGCAGCGCGCCGACTTCCTTCATGCCGATGTCCTGATGCATTTCGGCGAGCGCGCCAAAAACGACGGCGCGCATCACTTTCATGCGTGGTTCTTTGGCGGCAAGGCCGGCAAGGATATCGTTGACCCCCATGCCTGCAACATCTTCGGCGATCGCCAGAGCGTCGAAGTCCACAACCAGCGTCAACTTTCGGCCATCCGACAGGCTGCAATCCGCCTGACCTCTCATCGGATTGGCCGTCATGGCGTCGGGGCCACGTAGGCGCCAAAGTCTTCCTCGCCCTGAGGCTCGAATGTCACGGTCGCGTCCATCACGCCATCCACGGTCAGCTCGCCGCGATCGTAACCGATAACTTTCACGTCCAGCTCGCACTGGGCATAAGGCTCGCCATTCTGCGGAATTATCAGCTTGCACGCGCGCGTGTCCTTCGCTGCGCGCGCCGCGCGGATCAGGATGTCGGTGTCGGACAGCGGACGATATCGGATAACAGCCTGGAAAGTGCTGTCCTCGATCAGTCCCGCCGTATAGGTGCGGCGTCGGCCCGGTGCCTTCAGGTGCGTCGTTTCGATTTTCGAATCCGTATCGGGGGGCAGCGTGAAGCTGACCACCTGGACCAGTTCTTTCAGGGCCGTGCCGTCATGTAGCCAAACCTCGCCGGCATAGCCGATGCTGGCCTCCTGCAATTCACCAGGCATGTGCTAATCTCCTGTATGCCAGATCAGAAAGTCTACCGACCGCCGGAAGACCCTTTCGCCATTCACGTCTTCATTGAGCGAGCGCGGTCCATCCGCCGCACATCGCGTGAACCTCACGCCCAACACTGTGGCGGGCGATGCCACTGCTGCGATCACGGCCAGCGCCAGCTTGCGTACGGTGTCGAAATTCGCGGCGCGACAATCGGCCTGAACCCGCGTTTCGCGCGCGCCTTGATATCCCTTCAGGTGTTGCCCGCGCGGGTCGCTGATGGTGGTCAGCGTCAGGTCGGGGACAGGCTTTCCCTGCGGCCGCTCATCCCAATAGACGCGCGTACCGACGATGCCGGCGACTACGCCATCATCCAGGAAGCGCTTGCGCAGCGCCTTTTCCATGTCCGCCATTTATTTTCGCGCGGCTCGCGACGCCAATCTCTTGGCGGCCTTGTCGATCTCGATGCCCAGCAGCGTACCGATTATGTCGAGCGCGCGAACACGCATGGCGTCCCATGCTGGACGCAGGAACGGTTGCGGCGGCTCCTTGTAGGTGCCGAACTCCTGCATAATCGCCTGCGGGTGCTGGCCTGGACCAACATGCATCTCCACGGCAGCCACGGCTCCTTTGTCTATCCGCTGTGACGACGAGAGATTGGTGCCCACGTTGATGCCCTCCCGAAGATAGCCTTGATCGACGGGGGCGAGTTCGCGTGCACGTTTCGCGATGGGTTCCCCGCCTTCACGAAGCACCTTTAACGCCACCTGGCGGCGTGTGGCCGATGGGAGAGCCCGAAGGGCTGCCTCCATCTCCTTCAGGCCAGACATCCTGTAGGTAACCTTGCTCACGCCAATAGCCTGACTGCCGTAATGTCCACGCCGACATTGCGCCGCTGGGAAGGAACAACACTGGCAATGTTCCACATTGCTCCGTCGAAGTTGATCCGATCGGTCACCCTCAAATCAGATGTGTTCTCGTTACGAAGAACATGAAATGTAGCCGGGGCCGTTGCAAACGCTTGGGCGGCCTCACGCCGTTCTTGACCTGTGCCGAACACGACGCAGGCCCACTCTTCAGCGAGGACAGCCCACGACTTGATCTCTTCGCCGTATTCATTGACGGCGACGGTAGCACGCTCAAATATGACATACTGAGTGCGCGCGCTGGCGCTATAACGGTCAGTCCACGCCATCAGCGATACTCGCGCAGCTGATCGCACATCATGTTGAACGCCAATGGCGCTGGCAGCATTTCCACCGGCCCGGCCGCCTCGCGATTGTGATAGAAGTGCGCCGTGAGCAGCAGCACGGCCGTAACCGCTTCCTCCGGCAGAGCATCCGCTGGAAAGCCCGCGTCATAAGTGACGGTCACATTCGATCCCGTCGGCCACGCCGCGCCAATTGCGGGCACGACACGCCCCCCGGCCGTGACCCGCCACGATCCAACCGCCTGCCCCACACCGGAAC